GAAAAGAAGGAGTTGTAACAGTTGGTGGAACAGCGATGGGCGAAGTTACTTCGTTCACACTAGAAACTACTGGAGATGTTGTAGAAGATACAGCTTTATCAGATGGAACTAAATCATTTGTAGCTGGAAGAACTTCATTCTCAGGAACAATCGAGATGCACTTTGATGAAACTGATACTCAACAAGAAACTTTATTAGCTGGTGCTTCAATATCTTTCGTATTATTACCAGAAGGTAATACTGCAGGAGATGCAAGTTATTCAGGAACTGGTATTGTAACTGGTATGAGTATTAACAATGCAATGGATTCGATCGTTTCTAGAACTGTAACATTCCAAGGAACTAACACTCTAACTATCGGAACTGTATAAATCTAATTTATGTCAGTCATTGATCGAGTTAAGTCTCATTTTGAAACTCTTAAAACTATTACTATTGAAGTAGAAGAGTGGAAAGATGAAAATGGTAATGCTACTGTTTTTTATTCAGAACCATTAACCCTTGAAGAAAAAAATATAATTTTTAAGAAGTCTAATAACTTCCAAGATTTAAATGTTCTTGTTGATTTGTTAATTATGAAATTGCAAGTCAAAAATGATAAAAATGATCTTGTTAAGGCTTTTAATCCAGAGGATAAGTTTGCATTAAGAAAAAAAGCAGATTCTAATATTATATCTGATATAGCTAATAAAATACTTTCAGATATTAATTACGAGGATGCTGAAAAAAAGTAGAAAGCGACACTGACATTAGGTCAATGTTGGTTGTTGCTGATAGACTTCATATTACAATACAGCAAGTTTTAGATATGCCTGTTAGCCATTATAATTTGTGGTTAGCATACTTGAAAAAAGAACAAGAACAGTATAAAACAAAACAATCATTAGCTGATGCAAGGAATTTAAAATAATGGCAAATCAAAGACTTAATATAGATATTGTAGCAAAAGATCGCTCAACACAAGCACTTAATAAATTACAATTAGGTTTATCAAAAATTAGAGGTGCTGTATTAAATTTACAAAATGCTTTTATTGGTTTAGGTGCTGGATTAGTTATTAGAAATTTAACTAATACTGGAAAACAATTAGAAAGCCTACAAGTTAGACTTAAATTTTTATTTGGTTCTGCTCAAGAGGGTGCAAAGGCTTTCGACAATATGGCAAAATTTGCATCGAGAGTTCCTTTTTCACTAGAGGAAATTCAACAAGGTGCTGGAGTATTATCTGTTGTATCTAAAGATGCAAAAGAACTTTCACACATATTAGAAATTACAGGGAATGTTGCCGCTGTTACTGGATTAGACTTTAGAACAACAGCAGAACAAATTCAAAGATCATTATCAGCTGGTATTAGTGCGGCAGATTTATTTAGAGAGCGTGGTGTTAAAGCTATGCTAGGATTTTCAGCTGGTGCAACAGTATCAGTAGATCAAACTGTAGAAGCATTTAACAGAGTATTTGGTAAAGGTGGTAGATTTGGAAAAGCAACAGAAGATTTAGCACAAACATTTGAGGGTACTCTCTCAATGATTGGAGATAAAATTTTTAATTTTAAAAAGACAATTTTAGAAGCTGGTTTTTTTGAAGGACTTAAAACACAATTTGGACAACTAGATAAATTTTTACAAGGTAACGCAAAGTCATTAGATGAAATAGGCAGAAAAATTGGAATTACTTTAGCAGTTTCAGTTGAAAAATTAGGTAATGCAATTAAAGTAGTTAAAGATAATTTTGATTTATTTTTAGGAATAATAAAAGGCTTGATTGCTTTAAAAATAGTTTTCTTTTTTACAAATGTTGCAAAAGCATTAATGAATGTCGCAAAGTCAGTAATGGCTATAGGTATAGGAACATCAGCAATTAAAAGTGGATTTTTTGCTATTGCTGGATTACTTGCAACTGGTGGTGCAGTTTATGTAGCTTTCAAAGGTATTGATAAACTATTTAAAGATTTTTTAGATGATATTGATGAATTAGATAATAAAATGAAAAATGTTTTACCTAGTACAAGGGATTTTTATAAAACAATGGTAATGGCAAAAAAAGAGGTTAAAGAAATAGATAGTTTTTTAAGAAGTTATGAAAATGAATTAAGCTATAAAATTCCAACAGCAACAGAAAAAGCAATAGAAAAATTTAAAGAGCTTAATAATACTGCTTTGGAAAATATAAAAAGCAAAACTAAAAATATTGAAATGATAATAGCTGAAGGTATTAATAGTGGTATTACAAAAATGTCAGAAGGATTAGCGAGAACAATTGTTTTTGGAGAAAGCTTAAGAGATACTTTAAAAAATATGGCTCAACAAGTTTTAGCAAAAATTATAGCAGTATTAATTGAACAAATAGTAAGAGAGCAAATATTAGTTAAATTAAATAATTTTAAAATTGGACAAGCAACAACAATATTATCTATTGAAAAATTAATTACAGATGAAAAAAGAAAACAAGCGGCATATAGTCCAGGTGGTAGTGGTTCTATGGGAAGCTCTTTTGTTAAAATGGCAACATCATTTTTAGGATTTGCAAAAGGTGGTGCAGTATCAAAAGGACAACCAGTTATTGTTGGAGAGCGTGGCGCAGAATTATTTATACCTAATCAAACAGGACAAATAACACAATCAGCTAGAGGAACTGGTGGTGGACAAACAACAGTTAATTTTAATATCAATACAGTAGATGCTTCAGGATTTGAAGAACTATTAATCAGATCAAGAGGAACTATAACTCAATTAATTAATTCTGCTGTAAATGAGAGAGGTGCTAAAAGTATAATCTAATGGCTGGTGCATTTCCAATATCAACTGCTAAATTTGAATCTTTAGGAATAAAGTCAATTCAAAATACTATTATTTCTAAATCTGTTTCGGGTAAGAAACTTGCAAGACAAATAGATGGTCAAAGATGGGGATTTACTGCTAGAATAATTACAGCTAAACGATCTGATTTTTATGGAGAATTAATGGCATTTATAATTAAACAAAGATCAGGCAAAGAAAATTTTACAATAGTGCCACCAGAAGTCGAAGATGCTAGAGGTACAGCTAGTGGTACACCAACTGGAACAGCTAGTGCTGGTGCTACATCTATTACATTAGGTGGAACTGGAACTGGCACATTAAAAGCTGGAGATTTTATTAAGTTTGCTAATCATTCTAAAGTTTATATGGTCGTTGCAGATCAATCAGATATTTCAACTGGAACTCTTACAGTAGAGCCACCTTTAACTACAGCAGTTTCTTCATCAAATATACAATTTGATAATATTCCATTTACTGTTTATCTAACTAACGATATTCAAGAATTTGGAGTAGTAGGTGCAGATAAAGATGGTAATGCTTTATATCAATTTGAATTTGATGTAGAAGAATCATTATAGATGACAAAATATTTAGTGAAACATTGGGTCACTGCTGATTTTATTGCTGAAAAAGTAGTAGATGAAACTGAATTAGATCAAACTAAAAATGATTTAAGATATAATACTATTCCTAATGGAAGTTTTAGTTTTGTTATGGTAAAAGATAGCGAGAAAGTATTAAGAACAACTTACGAGAAATATGACGAGAAACTTAACTTCGACATTAAAGACAGAATTAGCAACGAATGATATTCGACCAGTACATCTTATCACTATTGGGTTCAGTACTCCTGTTAATATTACTGATTGTTCCTTTTCGTTAACATCATCAGTATCAGGCTCATCAGTTACCTATTCAGCATCAGATTTTATATTAGGTATATCTAATCACAGCGAACAAACAGATTTAACAAAAGCTACAGTAGAATTAAGTTTATCTGGTGCAGATCAAACTTTTATTTCTACAGTATTAAATGAAAATGTTACGAATGATACTGTTGATATTTATAGAGGTTTTTTAAATGATATTAATACTTTAATTGCTGACCCTTTTTTACTTTATAAAGGAAATATTGAAAGTTTTGGTATTCAAGAATCAGAAAAAGAAAGTGTAGTTGGTTTATCTATTGTATCTCATTGGGCAGATTTTGAAAAAAAGAATGGTCGTAAAACAAATAATACATCTCAAAAAAGATTCTTTAGTACAGATGTTGGAATGGATTTTGCAAGTCAAACTGTTCAAGATATTAAATGGGGTAGAGCATAATGGCTAAATGGAAAAAATTTGTTGGCAAAGTTGTATCTCCTGTTTTAAAAGTTTTTGGAATTAATCCTTTTGTTGCTTTAGGTATAAGTTTATTTTTATCTTGGATATTAAGACCAAAAGTTCCTGAAATAGAAGATTTTGGAATTAACTCTTTTGATGATTTTGAAAGAGGATTATTAATTAACAAACAATCTAATGACTCTAATATTCCTGTAATCTATGGAGAAAGATTAACTGGTGGAACTAGAGTGTTTATGGAAACATCAGGAACAGATAACACCTATTTATATATGGCTATCGTTATGGCAGAGGGAGAGATAAACGATATAACAGAAATTAGAGTAGATGATAAAGTAGTTACATTTGCATCAGCATTATCTGATGGAACAGAAGTAGAAGTAGATAGTTCAGATGCTAATTTTTATAAAGCTAACCCAACTGTAGAGGGTTCAAGTGCTGAAAGTTTAATTAGATTAGAACCACATTATGGAACAGATGGTCAATCAGCATCAACATTATTATCAACATTAACTAATTGGACAGCTAACCATAAATTATCTGGTCTATGTTATTTAGCAATTCGTTTTAAATGGAACTCTGACGCATTTACTGGAGTTCCTAAAGTACAAGCTAAAATACAAGGTAAAAAAGTTAAAACTTATAATGCAAGTTTAGTAGAACAATCTGCATCTTATCAAACTAATCCAGCATGGTGCTTATTAGATTATTTAACTAATACTAGATATGGAAAAGGTTTAACAACATCTGAAATAGATTTGCAATCTTTCTATGATGCTTCATTAGTTTGCGAAACTCAAGTAACACCATATTCTGGTGGAAGTGATATTAATATTTTTGATACAAATACTGCATTAGATACTTCAAGAAATATTATAGACAATGTTAGAGAATTAATAAAAGGTTGTAGAGGTTATCTTCCTTATTCATCTGGTAAATATAGTTTAGTTATAGAAACAACAGGAACAGCTTCAATCACATTAACTGAAGATGATATTATAGGTGGTTATTCATTAACAACACCTGATAAAAACGAAAAATATAATAGAGTTATAGTTGGCTTTGTAAATCCTGATCGTAATTATCAAGTTGATGAAGTTCAATTTCCACCAATAGATGATTCAGGATTACCAAGTGCAGATCAACACGCAACAATGAAAGCTAGTGATGGTGGATTTTT